CAAAATCTTTAGAAGAGTATATTAATTATAAAAATGAGTGTATTAAACAAATTAAAGATTCAACAATTAGTATGGAAGATAAACAAAAATTTTATAATGAATTTGTAATATTTAAGAATAAACACAAAGATGATGTATTAATATTAGAAGCATATAAATATATAAAAAATGCAATTAAAAATGGTTATTCAATTATATTAGATTTATTTACAGGGTTATTAAATTCTGAAGTTATATGTAATGAATGTGGAAATAATAGTAATTCATTTGAGACATTTAATATGTTATCAATACAAACACCAGAAAATGGAGAAACTAATTTAGAATATTGTATAAATGAATTTACAAAAGAAGAATTATTAACTGATGATAATAAATATAAATGTGATAAATGTAATAAATTAGTTGATGCTAAAAAGAAAATATATATATGGGATTTACCTGAAATATTAATAATTCATTTAAAAAGATTTAAAAATAATGGTATGATGATAACAAAAACAAATTCAAAAATAGATTTTCCATTAGAAAATTTACAATTAAATAATTATGTAAGGGGTATTAATAAACAAATTAAAAATAATTCATATGAGTTATATGCTTTATGCGAACATAGAGGTGGTTATGGGTTTGGTCATTATGTATCATATTGTAAGAATGTAATAAATAATAAATGGTATGAATTTGATGATGATAAAATAATACATATACCAAATGAAGATTTAGAGAAAGAGTTTATAACGAAAAATGCATATATATTATTTTACATAAATAAAAGTTAATTATATCAAATTGATATAATTAATTACAAATAACTAAAAGGAATATTTTATGAATTTCATACAAATAAATTTTTTTATTAAAAAGAGTATTATAAAAATAAGTAATATCATAATTTGTTGGTAATTTAAGAACAATTAAATTTGGTAATTTATGTGTTAGAGAGTGTGTAATATAATTATTACATATAGTTTCTATTGGAATTGAACATATATTTAATCTAATTTTAAAATACATTTTATACTTTTTTCCACCCCATGGTGGATCTATAAATATAACATTTGATTTATTAAAATTATCTAATATATTTATACAATTATCATTATATGTATTTACATTAGTTAAATTATATGTATTTATATTATTATTTAAATAATTATATCTATTTTTATCTAATTCTATTGCATTTACCATTTTAAAATTTTTTGCAAATGATATTGTATTACCACCAGTTCCAGCAGTTAAATCAGTTATAATTATATTATTTGATTCTAAATTGTAATCATTTAAATGTTTAATTATTATATTAGTTATATTATCTGCATAATAAGGACTTGATATATAACTTATTGATTCTGTATCAATTAATAATTTATCGTAATCTTGTGTTTTTGGAAATAATTTTGTTTTTATTTTTCTATTAGTAACTATATTTGTCATTTATATTAATTACTTGTATTTTGCTTATATAAATTTTATTTTTCATTTTTTTAAAAAAATTGAAAAAATAAAAATATAGATAAAAGAATAGAAATAATAATAAAAAATATATGAATAATAAAGATATAATAATACAAATAATAGATTGTGATTATTATCATGAATATGATGATAAAGATGAGATTAATAAATATGTAGTAAGAATATATGGAACAACAAAAGATGATAAGAAAGTAATAGTAAAAGTAGAAGATTTTAAACCATATTTTTTTGTAGAAATTCCAATAAATTGGAAAAAAGAACATATTATTATATTTATAGATAAATTAAAAGATAAAGTAAGTAATGAGAATAAAAAGAGTATAAAAAGATATGAAATAGTGGAGAGAAATAAATTTTGGGGATTTACAGATTATAAGATATATAAATTTTTAAAAATAGAATTTCACAACTATGATGCATTTAGAGCATATGAATATGCATTAAATAGAGATATATTTTGTATATCATTATGGAGGACACCAAGAAGATATCAAGTATTTGAATCAAATATAGAACCAATATTAAGATTAATGCATATAAAACAGATAAATTTATGTGGATGGATAAAAATACAAAGTGGAAAATACAATTATTTAGATAATATGTCAGTACATGAAGATGATATAAATGTATCAATAAAATGGAATAATTTAGAACCAATAAATGATGATGCAATAATACCATTAAGAATAGCATCATTTGATATTGAATGTAAAAGTGATGATGGATCATTTCCTCAACCAGAGAGAGATGGAGATTCAATAATACAAATAGGAACTACTTTTAGTAGATATGGAGAAGATGATTGTTATTATAAACACATAATAACATTAGGAAGTTGTGATAAAATAGAGGGAGTAGTAGTAGAGTCATATAATGATGAAAAAGATGTATTATTAGCATGGACAAATTTAATAAAAAGAATGAATCCAGATATAATAACTGGATATAATATATTTGGTTTTGATTATAAATATATGGAAGCAAGAAGTAAAAAATTAGGTATAAATAGTAAATTTACACAATTAGGTAGAATAAAAGATGAACAATCAAAATTTGTAATAAAAAACTTATCATCATCAGCATTAGGTGAAAATATATTACATTATTATGCAATGCAAGGAAGAGTTCAAATAGATTTATTAAAAGTAATACAAAGAGATTTTAAATTACCATCATATAAATTAGATAATGTAATATCTGAGTTCATACGAGGACAAATAAATGATATTCAAATGACAAATACAACAAAAATCATAACAAAAGGAACATATGGATTAACAATAGGAAGATATATAAAGATATTTTACAATGATGGATTATCAGATAGTTCATATAAGGATGGGAAGAAGTTTAAAGTAATAGGATTAGGAAAGGAATATATTGAAATAAAAGAAAAATTAGATGGAGATATATTAGATAAAAAAAATAAGGTATATTGGTGTCAAGCAAAAGATGATTTAAAACCATATGAATTATTTGAAAAACAAAAAGGAAGTTCAAATGATAGAAAAATAATAGCAGAATATTGCATACAAGATTGTGTTTTATGTAATATATTAGTTGCAAAATTACAAATATTAACAAATAATATTGGTATGGCAAATGTATGTCATGTTCCATTATCATATATTTTTTTAAGAGGTCAAGGTATAAAAATATTTAGTTTAGTATCAAAAAAATGTAGTGAAAAGAATCATTTAATACCAGTATTACGGAAAAAAAATACTGAAAAAAAAGATGATGAAGAAGATAATGGATATGAAGGAGCAACAGTATTAGAACCAAATAAAGGTTTTCATGATGAACCAATACCAGTATTAGATTATGCAAGTCTATATCCAAGATCTATGATATATAAGAATATATCACATGAATGTATAGTATTAGATGATAAATATAATAATTTAGAAAAGTATATATATGAAACAGTAACATATAATAATAATAATGGAACAACAACGACATGTATATTTGCGAAAGCAAAAGATGGAAGTAAAGGAATATTACCAGAAATTTTAACGGAATTATTAGATGCAAGAGAAAATACGAGGGATAAAATAAAAACGACAAAAGATGTATTTATGCAAAAAATTTTAGATGGATTACAATTAGCATATAAATTGACAGCAAATTCACTATATGGACAGACAGGAGCAGAAACAAGTCCAATATATATGAAGTCAGTAGCAGCGTCAACAACAGCAACGGGAAGAATTATGTTAGAATCAGCAAAAAAATTTGCAGAGAGAGTATTTCCAATAATAGTAAAACAAATATGTGATGAAAAATATACAGAATATGAGAAATTAATTAATGAATTATTTGATACAAATAGTTGTAATGGAATAGATATGTTTCCAACTCATCCAGTAAATGAAAAAGAATTTATTGATAAAAAAAATAATGTTAAAAATAGAGAAGACTTTATTGAATGGTATTATGAAAAAATAAATAAATTATTAGAAGGGAAATATATAGAACCACATTGTATATATGGAGACACTGATAGTATATTTATAAATATGGGAATTAAAGATAAAAAAACAAAAACAAAAACAAATGATTTAAATAATGTATTAAATATAGCAATAAATTTAGGAATATTATGTGGAAAATTAATAAATTTAATATTACCAAATCCAACAAATTTAGAATATGAAAAAACATTTTATCCATTTATATTATTAACAAAAAAAAGATATGTAGGTAATATGTACACATTTACACCAGATAATTATTATCAGAAGAGTATGGGTATAGTATTAAAACGCCGAGATAATGCTCCAATAGTTAAAATATTAGTAGGTGGAATAGTAGATAAAATGTTAAATGATAAAAATAATAAATTAAGTGCAGTTAATTTTACAAGAGAAGAATTAAAGAAAATATTATCAGGAAAATATCAAATAGATAAATTTATTGTTTCTAAAACTTTAAAAAATGAATATGCTAATCGTGATAGTATTGTTCATGCAGTTTTAGCAGATAGAATGGCAAAAAGAGACCCTGGAAATAAACCTCAATCAAGTGATCGTATTCCATATGTGTATATACAAATAGATAAAAAAGTAAAATTACAAGGAGATAGAGTTGAACATCCTGAATATATATTGGAACATAATATTAAAATAGATTATTTGTTTTACATAACTAATCAAATAATGAAACCAGCAATACAATTTTTAGAATTACTTATTGAAAAACCACAAGAAATATTTGATGATTATATAAATAGAGAATTAAATAGAAGAAAGGGACAAAAACCAATATCTTATTATATTGAAAAAAATAATGATACAACAAATGATACAACAAATGAAATAGATAATATATATAATTATAAATTAAATAATTCAGATAATGAAATAGACTCTGATAATGATACAAATTCTGAATTAGAATTAGAAATAATAAATAAAGAAGAAATTAAACCAAAAATGATAAAACAGAATATAACTGATTTAATAAATAATACTAAAGATACTACAACATCTAATATTAGTATTAATAATGAATATAAAAATGTAAAACAATTTACTAAATCTAAAAAAATAATTAAAAAAACAAATAAAATATCATTAAATAAAAATATACATAATGATATTAAAAAAGATCCTAAAACTGGATTATTTAAATTACCTGATTAATTTATTTATTTCTTCTAATAACTGGATGTTTAATTGAATAATCTGATTCACTTGTTGTATAAAATGGTACATTCACTTCATCTGTTCCATCTGATACTATAGAAGTTTCACTATAGACTGCATTTAATGCATTTTCACTTACTGCTTCTGTTTCATCCTCATCTTCATTATCATCTGTTTCTATATCTATTGTTTCCTCTTCTATTTCATGTTCTTCCTCATCTTCCTTTTCATGTTCTTCTTCATCTTCCTTTTTATCTTCATTTTCATCTTCATTTTCATCTTCATTTTCATCTTCATTTTCATCTTCATCTTCATTTTCATCTTCATTTTCATCTTCTACATCATCACCATTATCACTTTTAGATTTTTTCTTTAATTTTTTATGTTTTTTTAAAGAAGGTTCAGTAGAAGATAAATGGAGTTCATCATCATTAGAAGTGTCATTAGAAAATTCGGAACTAAAATTGAAATTAGAATCATTAGATGTATTTAAATTATCATGAACGAAATTTTTATAAATAGAGTCAGAAATAGATAAATCATCATCAGTAGTATTTGCACCACCATAATGAATTGGGAATTTACTATCAACACCAGCAAATGGAATAGTAACAAATTTATTATTAGTTGCATTATCTAATTTTTGTTTAATTTTTTGAAAATCAGATAAATCATCACTTGGAGCATAATTTTTATATCTATTACGAGTTTGGGTTATTTTAGTAGAATTATAACCACCTTCAAAATTAGATAAATTTTTAGAAGAATCAAGATATAATTTATTAAAATTCTTGGTTATTTCTTCTTCACTATAATTTTTTGTATTAAATAAATCATTTATAGATTTCATTAATGAATTAGGAGTAGATTGTGTTGAACCCATATTATTATATAAGTATAAAATATAATTTTTTATATTTTAAATCATAAATATTTAGTGAATAATTAAAAATTTTTTATTAGTAGATATATATGAAAGGAATAAGATTAATAATATTTATTATTATAATATTTAGTATCATTTTAATATTTAAAAAATTAAAAGAAGAACATGGTAAGATATATGTTGCATCAGAAATTGATGGACAACAATATTTAGTTAGAGATTTAAAAGATAAACAACATGCATCAAATCAATTAGCAAGAATAAGAGAAAATATAAATAAAATTGTTGAACATTTAAATGATAATAAAGAAAGTAAATATATAGAATATAAACCATATATAGAACAAATACAAAATCGTGGAATAAAACAGGTAGTAATTGATGAAAGTAGTGAAAATAGTATATATACAAGTTATAGTGTTAATAAAGGTGAAAAATTAGTATTTTGTTTAAGATCAAGACAACGAAAAAATAAATTACATGATCTAAACTTATTAATGTATGTAGTATTACATGAAATGGCACATGTAGCCTGTCCAGAATATGGTCATACTGAATTATTCAAAAAAATATTTGCATTTTTTACTAATGTTGCTATTGAAATGGGATTATATAAAAAAATTGAATTCAATAATGAACCTGCTGAATATTGTGGATTAATGATAACTGAATCAATTGTTTAATAATATTAATATTGATTCATTTTATTGTATAAAAAATATTAATATTGATTTT